ATGTAGCCACTTCTGTACTCGATGCGCTGAAAGCTTATGGCGGTATGCGTTCAGTTGCTACTATCCTTCGCACTGAGAAGGGCAACCCGATGTCGTTCCCGACTTCGGACGGCACGGCTGAAACCGGCGAATGGATTGCAGAAAATACCACTGCAACTGCGCTCGATCCATCGTTCGGCACGAAGTCGCTGCCCGTCTACAAGGCATCTTCCAAGGTTGTCGCAATCCCGTTCGAACTGTTGCAGGATAGTTCGGTCGATATTGAGGCATTCGTTCAAGGTCGCCTTTCCACCCGTCTTGGTCGTATCACGAACACCGGTTATACGGTTGGCACCGGCACTGGCCAGCCCACTGGTCTGGTTACGGCTGCGACGACCGGCTACACTGCTGCAAACGCATCGTCGCAGGTTACCGCGATCACTTATGCCAGCCTTGTGGAACTCATCCACTCGGTTGATGCTGCATATCGCAACTTGAATAACTGCTCGTTCATGATGAACGACAGCAGCGTCAAGAAGCTGCGGCAGGTGCTCGATAGTCAGAACCGTCCGATCTTCGTACCGGGCTATGAAACTGGCGTACCGGGTGGTGCTCCTGATACGCTGCTTGGTCACAAGGTCACGGTGAACAATGACTTTGCAGCAATGGCTGCTTCGGCAAAGTCCATCGCGTTCGGTGATTTCACGTTCTACAATATCCGCGACGTGATGGACGTATCGATGTTCCGGTTTACTGACAGCGCTTACACCAAGCTTGGTCAGGTCGGCTTCCTTGCGTGGATGCGTACAGGCGGCAACCTCATCGACGTTGGCGGCGCGGTCAAGTTGTTCGTCAACGCGGCTTCGTAAACATGAAGGTGCAGGTGCTTTGGGTGACCCCGGCTGAACGAAGGTTCAGATCGGGGGACATCCTTACATCGGAAGAATTGGCGGCGTTCGGATTGAGCGCCGCCGATCTTCTTGCTGCGGGTGAGGCTCAATTGATTGAGGATGACCCCGCGCCCGTTGCCTCCAAAACCCGGAAGGTCAAATAAATGGCAAACGCAATATATCCGCTCTGGAAGCAGGAAATTCTAAAAGGCACGTCGAACAACCTGCTCAACTCAGCGGAAGGAACGACGGGCGTTTATGCCGCGCTTGTGGACACTGGAACCTATACCTATTCGGCGGCCCACCAGTTTTATTCGTCGCTCTCAGGAATTGTTGGAACCGATCAGGAAATCCTGACCAAGACGCAAGTGACCGGCACTTTCGACGGGACTGATTTGACCTATACAGCGGTATCGGGCGCAAGCGTTGAGGCTATCGTTCTGTATCGCAAGAATGCCGGTGCAAATACGACTTGGCCGTTGATTGCATATATTGATACCAGCGTCACAGGTCTGCCTGTCACACCAAATGGCGGGAACATCACGATTACTTGGAATGCCTCGGGCATCTTCACGCTCTGATGGCCATTCATGCACAGAAACTCGAACGCTGGCTTGGCGCTGACAAAATCGCGCATCTGCAATCGAGTATGGCTGGCTGGTATGGTCCGCCAATCAATATCGGCGATTGTCCGGGTTCTGTGTGGATTACTGCGGATGGTGATTTTATTGGTGATTTCGGGCGCGGTGGCTTTGCATCTGCCCTTGACCACCTACGGGACCACCTCAAGCAATTCTGGCGTCGTGTGGAGATTGAACGCGGATTTAGCGAATATCAATTCGGCGTAGGGTTTACGTCTATTTCGGATGCCCTCGCCCGCTCGTCTGGCGGCAATGGCCAGCTTATCAACGGCAACGTAGGCAAGGTGGGATCGACGGGCGTTGTAGGGGTCGCTTCATCGCTGTGGCGCAATGGCACCAATCCACCTGCGGGCGCTGCTGGCAGTGCTGCACCGGGCGGACGGTCACCAACATCTGCAACGACTGGCGCGATGGCATTCACCAATCCGTCTTCTGGCACGTTACATCTGGTTGGAGCAGACTTTTCATCAAGCGTCATCAACAACGCCGTTATGATTTACGACCGCATTTTTGACGTTGCCAAGACCATGAACAGCACGGCAACCGAAGCGGTGACGGGCGTCCCTACGCGGTATCAGTCCACCACATCAACGGCGGCGGATTACATCGGCGGTAACTTCCTGTTTATTGAGGTGGGCGGCACGGCTCTTGCAGCGACCGCGCATAACTGGACGGTATGCACATACACCGACCAAGCGAACGCGGCGTCAACATTGCCTTCGATTACCGGCAACTCGGGCGCTATTACCGACCGTTTTGACATGCCGGTTAATAGCTGGTTCTGTCCGCTCGAAGCGGGCGACGTAGGCATCAAGGCATTAACCCAGATGCAGTGCAGTGCGGCGGTGGCAACCGGCCTCATCAATTTTGTCATTGGTCATCCGATTACGAATATGGCGTTTCCGGTCATCAACTCGCTCTTACCGTATGACTGGCTGACAGCCCGTAATCAGGCACCACGTATTTTCAACGACGCGGCGCTTGCGCTGTTTGAACTGCCGAAACCCGCGACATCTGCAACAACCTATAGCGGGCTGCTCTACGCGACGAGTGCCGCGCCATGATACAGATGGGCTAAACAATGCTTTGGCGTTCTTTGCAGTGGAAATCAGGCGGCCTGATTTCCACTGATTCGTTCGGGTTTTGGACGGTTGGTGATACGCCTGACCCGTCGATACCAAATCTTGCGTTAGAGACGGTCGCATCTGGCGAACAGGTGCTTACGCCTTCATTATTTGCCAATACGACAACATTTTACAGCCCCACAGTAGCCTTAGACGGTGGCACACAATCTCTAACCCCATCGCTGTTCACCAATACGAACACATTTTTTGCGCCAACGGTAAGCGCGACATATTCGCTTGCACCTGCATTATTCGCCAATTCGCAGACTTTCTTCACGCCGACAGTTGCAGCAGGATCGGTAAATCTTGCGCCTTCCCTGTTCACAAATAGCCAAACGTTCTTTGCGCCAACAGTGGGCCGGGGAGCCGTAAATCTCTCGCCATCGCTATTTGCGAATAGCAACACGTTCTTTGCTCCCACTGTATCAGCGGGGGCTGTCAATCTCGCACCATCGCTATTCAGCAATTCAAACACATTTTTCGCGCCGACAGTCGGGCGCGGTGCAGTCAATCTTGCTCCTGCCCTATTTGCAAATTCAAATTCATTCCATGCACCAACGGTATCGCAGGGCGGCGGTTCGCAGTCGCTCACGCCGAGTTTATTCACGAACAGCAACACATTTTATTCATTCACGCTGGCTGCAAGTTACACGATCACGCCGAGCCTTTTTGCAAATGCAAATACGTTCTTTGCTCCCACGGTTGGCCGTGGTGCGGTAAATCTCAGCCCTTCATTATTTGTAAATTCGAGCACATTTTTCACACCATTGGTTTCGGCTGGAAGCATCGATCTTGCTGCGCCCCTGTTCATCAACGTAAACAGCTTCTTTGCCGCGACTGTCACGGTAGGAGCGGTCAATCTCTCTCCGCCGCTATTTGTTAACGATAACGAGTTTTACGGCGCGGCAATATCGGGTGGAAGCACCGTCATCGCTCCTGATTTGTTCATCAATTCCAATGTGATTTATGCGGCTCGATTATTCATCGGCATGCCGAATTCCAACCGAATTGTGAGCAGCGAAAATTCATCCCGATCAGTCGGAAGTATCAGGCCAAGGCACATAACCTCTGGTTCAAGGAAAAGGGCAGTTTAATGGCGATCAAACTGACCAGCAAAGCACCCGGCGAACGGGTCGATTATATCTGGTCACCACCGCTTGACGAAGGCGACACCATTACGGGAGCAGCAACGGTTGCGCTGGTATCGGGAACGGCTGTCAATGAAAGCGCTACGGTTGAGGCTGGCAGTCTCACGGTTAAACTTTGGTTTACCCTTGGTGCCGACAGTGAAACGTCCATATTCAGTGCTGAGATTGACACCGTTGGAGGCCGGACGTGGCAGGAGACATTCTATCTTCCGGTAAATGATACCGACAAATATCAACTATCGCTGGCATTGGTGAAGCAGCATCTTGAATATGAAGATGATGACCGCGACGAGCTGATAAGCCAATATATGCGCGCCGCTGAAAAGCACGTCGAGAAGTACACCGGCAAAGCGCTTTTGAGGCAGGAAGTTGTAGAAACGCTCGATTGTTTCGGTTCTTATATCCAGTTGCTTCGTGAGCCTGTTATTTCGGTGACGACCATCGCCTATGTTGATGCAGATGACGCCGCGCAGACCGTAACGGGCTATCGGCTTCGTGCACCACGGATATATCCACCCGTCGCGGGCTGGCCAGAAATCGCGGATTATAGTCCGGTAACGGTGACCTATCAGGCCGGTTATGACGAGACGCCCGCCGATCTGATTTCGGCACAATTATTGTTGATAGGTCACTGGTTCCAAAACAGGGAAGCCGCGACCGAACGGCCTGCACAATCAATCGAGATAGCCGTTGAATCGCTTCTCACCAACTACCGTAACTATTGGGCTTAAGGAGAATTTAAATGGCAAACCTGACAATCACCGCTGCGAGTGTTGTTCTCGGTGCGGGTGCAAGCAAAAGCACTGGAACAATTGGAGAGGCCCTAACGGCTGGCCAAGTCGTCTATTTCGACGACGCCACATCAACCTATAAACTGGCTGACAACAACAGCGCGACGGCTGCGGTTCGCCTGCCCGCTGGCATTGCATTGAATGGCGGCGGGGTAGGCCAGCCCGTTTCTGTGCTTTCATCCGGCCCTATCACCATCGGTGCCACGCTAACCGCTGGCGTTGCATATTATTTGGGCGACACTCCAGGCAGCATCTGCCCTGTTGCCGATCTGGCTACCGGTGAATATCCGACAATCATCGGCATTGCGATTTCCACAACTGTTCTGGACGTGAAGATTCATGCGTCAGGCGTTGCTCTCTAATGAAAGCCGGGGCGTTTGACCGTATTATCGAACTGTTCTCAATGAGCACGAAAATCGATGACGGTTACACGACAATCCCCGGTGCATGGACCAGCCAAGGAACGCGCAAAGCCAGATATATTCCTGCAATGCGCCGGGAGATATTCGAAGCGGCGGGGCGGGAGGTTAAAGTACCGGTCGTGTTTGAGGTTCGCAGCGATACATTGACGCGTCAAATTGATGAAACATGGCGCATCGAATATGATGGACTGACCTTCGATGTGAAGGGTGTTCAGGAAATCGGGCGGCGTGATGGGTTGCGGATTGAGGCAATGGCCGGTGATGGTGAACTATGAGCGTTCAGTTGCAAGGCTTCCGTGAATTAGAGGTCGCTCTCGCCGCCCTCCCGAAGGCCACAGGGCGCAATGTTCTGCGGAGGGTGGCAAAGGGTGCTCTCGGACCGATGGCAGACCGTGCGCGTGGTCTGGCTCCTATCGATCAAGGCGATTTGCGCGCAAGTATCCAAGTATCTGAAAAGCGCACTAAGCGGGTTGCCCGAACAAACAGGTTTGACCGCAACACTGGCATTCAAATAGCGATGGGGCCGGTGTCTGGGGACGGCGTTCTGAATTATGCGACGTTTGTTGAATTCGGCACGATTGAAGCATCACCGCATCCATATATGCGGCCCGCATGGCATGGCGGTAAAGATTCTGCACTCGAATATATCAAAGCCAATCTTGGCCGCGAGATAGGCCGGGCAGCAACGCGGCTGGCGAAGAAATCAGCGAGGGCCGGATAGTGGACTTGCAGTCAGGTATTCGCGCACGACTTTTGGCAGATGGCACAGTCGCAGCAGCAGTCGCAGCACGTATTGATTGGGGTGAGCGCAAACAAGGCGCGTCCATGCCCGCGATTGTGTTGCAGACTATCAGCGATCCGCGCCCTGTCCATTTGAAGGACTATCAGGAAACACGGTCAACGCTGATTCAGATGGACGTTTACGCGCTCACTTATGCCCAAGCGCTCACCATAGCGCGGGCGGCAATCGCTGTTTTGAAAGTACCCGCCACTTTGAGTGGCAAGATATTCGGGGCCTGCTTTGTCGATGGGCAGCGCGATACGGTTGAGCCTTTGGGGACAACCAATGTGCATCGGCAATCGGTTGATTTACTAGTTTGGCATAAAGGAGAATAATCATGGCAGAAACGGCAGTGGCCTCAGTCGGCTACATGGGCGAAGTATGGCTGCACAATGGCACCGCACTTTATGAATTGCGGCAGGTCAAAGGATTCGGCATTCCAAGCCTCGGCTCGCGTGAGCAGGTCGAAACCACGCATCTGAAAAGCGCAGCATGGCGGCGAGAATATGTCAGCACCTTTTATGAGGATTCTGACTTTGAAGTGATGCTGAATTTCCGCCCGCTTTCAGACACTGATACACTTTTGGCGGATGCACATAGCGACGGTGATACGCGGACAATGAAAGTTGTCATCCCACAAAACGGGGTTCCATTCGCGCAGATCGAATTGACTGCGCGCTGCATGGATTATGCGCGCGGCACACTTGGCGAAAACGACGTGATGGAAGCGACTGCAACCTTTCGCGTTGTGACAATCGGCGCAGTCGCAGCCTACGTCCCATGATAAGAGGTGAGGCAACCGCCACGCTGAAAGACGGGAGAACGCTGACGCTGGCAATGGGGTTTCGCGCCCTCGCGCTGGCGTCAGCATCGTCAGGCATTCCAGCATCCGAGATTTTCAAGGTGCTACAAAAGGATGACGGGCGGCAAACGCTTGCTGTGCTCTCACTGATCGAAGGCTCCCTGAAAAAGTATCACCGCGAAATCGGGCCGGATGAAATCGACGGATTGATGCTCACTGATTCCGATGTGCTCACCGATGCAGTATTTGAGGGCATCAATGGTGCTTTTGATGATGAATCCGAAGCCAATGCAGACGAGGGAAACGTGAAGGGTGGGACTTCAACGTCCTCCAAAAAAACTGGGCAGAAGCAGGTCTAGACCCCGGCCAGTTTTGGGACCAAACCCCGCGTTCGTATGCCAACGTCATGCAGGGTCGCATCAAGGGCGAACAAGAGCGCATCACGATACTTGCCCATCAAGTCGAATGGATGGCCCGCGAGCGTGTCCTGAGAAGCCCTGCCCATTATCTAACGACCGAAAAGCAACACGCCGAACAAGGCGCTGCAAAGGTTCTCGCGCTGTTCAAGCGACTTGCCGAAAGGAAAGAATAGATGGCAGGCAGCAACATGATTGGTAACTTGGCCGTCAACCTTACCATGTCCACAGCCGCTTTTGAAAATGGGGCGAAGCGGGCAGAGAAGCGGGCAGCGACATTGCAGTCGAAAATGGCTGGCATCGGCAGCAGCATCAAGAGCATGAGCGCCGGCTTGGCTATCGGAGCAGGTGCAGCTGCGGTTGCAGGTCTGGCTGCTATTGCCAAAAATGCTTTTGAAATGGGTTCGGCGCTTACTGAATCTGCATCTAAAGTTGGGGTCACAGTCGAAGCCCTCCAAGAAATGCGTTATGTCGCCGAACAGAACGGCGTTGCGGTCGAAACTATGGACAGCTCGCTTAACAAGATGTCCAAGACGCTTGGCGAGTTGCAGCTTGGCAACAAAACGACTGCGGCGACATTCAAAGAACTTGGGCTATCCGCGCAGCAAATGGTGGGCCTCACGCCAACTGAAGGCT